GGTCCTTCGTTTAGTATATCTAAATACTCTCTAAGTATAGTGCTTGAAGATTTAGTCATAAAAAATCCCTTTTACATATTTAGCGTAAAAGGGATCTTAATAAACTGCTTTTTAGCCTTGTACTACAGTCTCTACTTTAGTGATTGTACGTCCTAGAAACATCTTTACCATAGTAAGAACTTTCTCGTCTTTGACATAAAAGAACCCTCCTCCTGGGTTACTATTTCTACTTAGATCACGTTTAGCTCGCTTAGGCATGCGTATTTTAGGGTTATTTTCACACCACTGTACAAAGTTTAAATGGCATTGTACGGAACTTCCTAGGCTAACTTTAAAACCAAAATCTAGATTCTTAACTAGAATCGTACCTTTAGCTAGTTTGTTTTCATTGTCAGGATCGGGTATTTCTACATATTTCACTCTATTTTTACAGTGCTTTACAACTGTTTCTAAATCTTTATCGTTATTAAGATACAAGCTGACAAAAGGAGTTTCTACTCTTACTCCCCAATCTTCGAGATTCTTTAATATTTCTGCTAGTTTTTTGGCGTGAGTTTTATCACTTGGTGAGGCTTTTCTAGCATAATAATAATCATCGTTATCGTGATGAGCTAGAATTTGTTCGGCACTGCTACCCCTAAACCACCCAGCTACTCCAGAAGTAAACACAATTTTGTATTTGTATTTGTTCTGGAATAATTTTGTACTGTGTTGTACTTTATAAGGTTTCAGGAATTTCATTTTCTATAACTTTAGAAGATTTAAGTTTAGGTGTTAAAACTAATTTATCGTCTTGACAAGAAATTTGTAAAATACCTCCTTGTTGTAATTCTCCAAAAAGTATCATTTTAGCCAAGGGCCTTTTAATTTCTTTGTCAATAACACGCTGCAATGGACGAGCACCCATTTTCTTATCAAAGCCTTTACTTACTAACCATTCAATTGCTGGCTGATTAATTTTAAGTTTGACGCCTTTTTCTCTAACTTGTATTTTGACTTCATCCATAAATTTACCAACAATCTTAACCATTGTTTCTTTAGCTAACTTATTAAACGTAACAATTCCGTCTAATCTGTTTCTAAATTCAGGTGCAAAGAATTTTTTAAGTTCTTTATCTTCATAAGTTTTTTCTTGGTCGCCGAATCCGATAGTATTTTTTTCTGCGTCCTGAGCACCCGCATTTGTAGTAAGAATTAGTATAATATTTCTACAATCTGCTTTCTTACCGTTACTTCCTGTGACAAAACCGTTATCCATAATCTGTAACAGTATAGTGCTTACATCTGGATGGCTCTTTTCGATTTCATCAAGTAATAAAACACAATTAGGATTTTCTTGAATTTGTGTAATAAGAAGTCCAGCATTTTCTTCAAATCCAACATATCCAGGAGGACTTCCAATCAGTTTACTTACACTGTGCTTTTCTTGATATTCACTCATATCAAATCGAATAAGTTTAACTCCTAACGACTTTGCCAATGCTTTTGCAGTTTCAGTTTTACCACATCCAGTAGGACCCATAAAGACAAAACTGCCTACAGGTTTATTTTCGGATTTTAATCCTGCTCTGCTTACAAGAATTTTATCTACGACTTCAGAAACAGCATGAGTCTGACCAAACACTTCGTTGCTAATTTGATTTTCTAAATTAGCAAGATTTTGTGATTCTGCTTCTGCTATGGTTTCAGCAGGCATGTTTATCATTTTGCTTAGTTCAAATTCGATTTCATTCGCAGTGATAATTCTGTTATCTGCTATTTTTAGATTAAAACGACTTGCTGCACAATCAATTAAATCGATAGCTTTATCGGGTAATTTTTTATCTGCTTGATATTTTACACTTAATTTAATTGCTGCTTGAATAGCATCGTCTTTAATTTTTACATTATGATATTGTTCATAATATTTTTTAACACCTTTTAGAATTTGTGCAGTCATTTCGGATGTAGGTTCGTCAACACTAATACGTTGGAAACGACGCATTAATGCACGATCCTTTTCAAAATATTTTCTATACTCTTCCCATGTAGTACTGGCGATAACTTTAATATTGCCTTTACTTAGTGCAGGTTTCATCATATTACTCAAATCGTTGGCACTATTGTTAGCACTACCTGCACCACTGATCATATGGGCTTCATCGATAAAAAGAATTGTTTTACCTTTCTTTTCTAGATTTTTAAGCACAGCTTTGAAACGTTCTTCAAAATCTCCTCTGTACTTACTACCTGCCAACATAGCACTGATATCGAGATTATAAACTGTATAAGGTTTTAGGAAATCTGGTACAGCACCTTTTACAATATTATATGCTAATCCTTCTGCAATAGCAGTTTTACCTACACCCGGATCACCTACAAGGATAACATTACATTTACTACGTCTGCCCAATGCCAAGGCTACATTTTCTAATTCGTCGATGCGACCTATTACTGGATCGACTTTGCCTTTTTTTACAGCTTCATTTAAATTAGTTGTAAATGCTTTCAAAGCTCTCTCGTCTTGTAAATTTCTAGGTTCTTCTTCTTCGTGTTCAGTAACTTCTGAATTCAAGTATTCTGCAAATTTTTCTTTATCTACACCTGCTTGCTGAATATAGTAATTGGCAAAGCTACGTTTTTCGCTCATCATAGACAAAAATACATCAGTCGGTTCGATTCTCTGTCTGCCATTAAAAAGCACTTGTGTAAAGGCTTTATTCAACACACGCTCGACTGCTTGTGTTTTTCTTGGCTTTATAACATTTTCGGCAACAATATCATTTAATTTTGTTTTTAAATAATGTTCCAGACTTTTTCTTAAAAAGTCGCTATCCGCACCAGAACCGTTTAGACAATTTACAAAGCTTTCTTCTAACAGCATTGCAAACAACAAATGCTCGATAGTTAGATATTCGTGTTTAAGTTTTTGTGCAACTTCGATTGATTTTTCAAAAACTAATTGAAGTTCATCGCTTGGTTCTACCATTTAATTTCCTCTGTTTTTTAATAGCCATCTGTAGTTTAAGTTTACTTACATGTTCGGTAAAACATACTCCGTTTAAATGATCTAGCTCATGTAAGAAGCATCTTGCATCTATTCCATCAAGTCTTATTATATGCTTATTATTATTTCTGTCAAGAAATTCAACAATCACGTGTTCCGGTCTTTTCACCATTAAAAACATATTCGGAAAGCTGAGACAGCCTTCTTCTCCTAATTCAGAGTCGGGACTAACTGTGATTACTTTTGGATTGAATAATGCAAATGGAGTAAAGACTTCTTTTAGATTTTGAGTTTGCATTGTAAAGACTCTTGCGTTCACTCCAACTTGATTTGCAGCTAATCCAATACCATTGCTCTCTATCATAATTTTAACCATTTCTTCTTCGAGAGCAAGTGGGTCTATAATTGGATTATCGAAGTCAAAATCAGGTAATGCTGTATCTAAAATATTATCAGGATATGTTATTAATTTCAGCATGAATCTCTTTTAATTTTTGAATTGTACTTTCGTTAGTAATTGCAGGTATAGAAATTTTTACAATAATAATTAATGCTCCAAGTCTACCAAAGTTACTATCTCTAAATCCTCTTCCAGAACTGGCGAACTCTTGATTATGCTGAATCCCTGGACGTATTTTAAGAGGCATAATATTTCCATCTAAGCATTTTATCTCTTTAGTACAACCAATCATAGCTTCTAACCAGCTTATTTCTATCTCTTTACATAAATCATTATCGCGTCTGTACCATTCAGGATCTGCTTCCACCATCACAGTAACATTAAGATTACCAGGAGGCATATTAGGTATAGTGTCATCACCTAAACCGGCAAAACGTAAAACTTGACCAGATTGGACTCCTGGAGGCACTTCTATAACTACTGTTCTTTTACGTCCAGAAGGTGTATTATACTGAGCTTCTACTTGTGTGCCTAAAAAACTTTGCTTAAAAGAAATCGATATCCTTAAACCGAGATCTCGATTTTTTCTTTTTTGTTGTGCAAATCCAGGGCCAAAATGGAAACTAAACATGTCTCCAAAATTTGGAAAGCCATGTCCGCCCATGCCACTAAATGCATTAAAGCCATTTAGCTCTGCATCGTATTGTGATTTTTTTTGGGGATCGCTTAGAGTGTCGTAAGCTTGTGATATTTCTTGAAACTTCTTGTTATCGCCGCCTCTGTCAGGATGATGTTTCATAGCCAATTTTTTATAGGCTTTTTTGATATCATCCTGACTGGCTTGTTCGCTTACTCCGAGTATGTCATAATAGTTCATACTTATAATTATACAAGGAGTTATTCCTTATGTCAATCTAATGGAGGAAAATCTTCATCCAATGGAGGTCTACTAGGCATTGGTTTATCCATAGTAGGCATTGCAGGAACTGGTGCTGCCATTGCTGCTCCTACTGCTGCACCTGCTGCTACTCCGGCTGCACCTGCCATTGCCGCCATTGGCATTGGACTTGGACTAAATGGTTTCGGTGCTGACACTGGTGCAGGAGCACTTGGTGGAGGAGGTTTATTAGCAGCATCTAATGCTTTAGCACGTAGCTCTTTGTCGTCACCGGCTAACATAATTCCAGATAGTGTACCAGTTAAGAATGTAGCGATTGGAATAATCAATTCAAAAAATTTGTTGTCTACTGGACTCATACCATTCATAGGTTGAGTGACAAAAATTAAACTATATAGAACAACAAAAACAATTCCAAATAGTGTTAAACCTAATACGATACCGATGAAAAACTTAAGACGAGCATTAAGTTCTTCTGTAGTGTATCTCGGGCCATCCCATAATTCTCTAATCATTTACATTCTCCTTTACTTGGCTGTGGTGCAGGCACATAAACTTCGTTGCCCTTTTTGTCAATAGTTACGTTTTGTTTTTCGTAGTGTGTTAAATCTTCCGGACAAGTTCCATTAGCACTACAGTATGGTTTTTTACAGAATTTTTCGTTCCAGTTATCCGGGTCTTGACAAGGATATCTATATCGCTCTTCACACCCAGCTAGAAGCATAAAAACTGGCAATAGCATAGCCCATTTTAGATTCATAACCGCTCCTTACTTAATATGCTATTATTTATCGAAATTTGAGTTGAATATAGTTTTGGTTATTTTTTGAGCTCGTCTGCAATGCTTTTTTGCTCTTTATACCATTCCTGCCAAGCTTCATATTTGATTTTTAGTTCGTAATATAGCTTAGAGTTTTCATTGGTAGTTTTAATAATATCAGCTAGTTCTATTTTTTTATCTGTAGGTAACTTGTTCAAGGACTGTGCCGGAGTCATTAAACTAGGAGGTGCATCCGGAAACTTCATTGTAACAGGAACTACAGTAGTTGAACACCCTGTTAACAGTAATAAAGATAAAATTGCTAATCTCATTTAGCTTCCTCCTGCTTTAATAATTCTGGGTCAGTTACAGACTTGTTAAACATTTCGATGGCTGCAGGGCTGACATCGCAATTAGCATTAATTTCTTTTTCTCTAATTTCTATTTCTTTCTTAATAACTTCTTTCACTACTTCTACAGTTTTAATTTTAGTAACAACTTTTGTTTCGATAACTTTAACAACTTCTGCTTGTCTGCCTTCTAATTCTTGTACTTTTGCTTCCATTTGTGCTACACGTTCTCGCCATAGTCTTTCTACTCCGTAGCCACCTGCATAGAAAGCTCCTATACCGTAAAGAAGAACTCCTAATAATTCTATAGGAAATTTGTAAGTTTTAATTACTGGAATCCACGCTACAAGTTTACTTAGAATATATAATGTTACTCCAGCAGCTACAATAGCATAGGTTGCTAATTCAATCCAGCTATCAGGTATTAAACTATACATAAACTGTAGATACCACATTATACTTTCTCCAATGCTACTGCGAAGTTTTCATTTTCAAATACAAATACATTGTTTATTTTAGTAATATTATAGTTTCCTATGTATTTGGTTAGATATAAAATTTCTGCCATGTCTTTACTTTCAATCATAATTTTTCCAGGAAAATTTGAATAAACGTTTTCTGTAAGACCAGCATCTTTAATTTTCATTCTAAGTGGTTCGGCATACATTTTTTGAAAAGTAATATCTTCATCATTAACGTTGATATTTTCTAAATAGCTTCTTCCAAAAAAATTACTAAAGTTGTTTAACCTATTTTCTTGTATTGTTTGTTCGTATTGATCTTTAGTTGTTGGTACTGTATTTCTAATGTTTTCAATTGTACTTTCTTGACTTTTGAATCCTTTATAGTATCTGAATTTAAAGTTGTCGATTTCACATAGTTTTCCTACTCCATCCAAAATTTCTATAATTTGTTCAGGTAGTTTTTTGTTACGTTCGATTTCTACAAATACCTTGTATTTGCCATCGTTTAATTCGCCAGGAGTAGCATCTGCATCTAACACGAATTCATATCCACGTTCTACAAAATTTACTAGATCGTTAGCAGGATCTTTATCTTCAACAGTAAAAGATAACACTACGATATCTTTGTCAGAACCCATTTTACTTGCATAGCTGTCTATCTCAAAAATGTTTCTTACTAACATTCTGAGATCGCCCGCAAGTAGTTCTTCATTAAGCTGCTGGTGCATTAGGCATTCCTCCAGGTGCTGCTGGTGCTGCCATTGCCGCTGCATCAGCTGGTTGGGCCGGAGCCGTGTCTACTTTACTAGTTCTATTAATACCTATACTCTCTCTCATTTTAGTCATATAGCCATTGAATGTATCTTCAACTAATTTTTTAGGCATAGCAATTTCAACGACCCATATTGGTTTTCTATCCAATTTACCTTTTCTAGTGCCAGGTCTAAAGTCATCTGGTCCTTCGATTACTCTGGGTTCTATTAAATGTGTTTGTTCATATTTGATTTTACATCCGTAGTCTAGTAGACGCTTTGCTGCCATAGGATCCGGCATCTTTTCTTTGGGCCACATAAAACTAGCAGTTATCCAATGTCTTTCTACAATAGGGCCTGAAGCTAGTTCGCCATCTCTCCAGTTCTTGTAAACATACATATCCATTTCGTCCAAGACTCTTTCTACGTCTTTTAGGGCAGCAAAATTGCTATTGCTGTTATAAAGGGTTTGAACGTTTTCAATTACATCTTTAATATCACGCATGATAAATCCTAGAAAATTCTATACTTATTTATCGGGGTTGAGTTCATAAGTTAATACTTTAATTTTTGGACAACAGAGTAAATAAGTTTGTAGGACCTCTGTAGTAACTGGGCGGTCGCTACAAGTCCTGCTTTTTTACAAGTGGGAGAACTTAATGAGTAAAAGAGTGAAAAAACGCTTTACTTCAGACGTAAATGTAATTGATTTTCAACCGTATCTTCCTAACAAGAAGCAACGTCTTATCTTACATCCTAGAAACAAAAATCAAGAATTATATCTAAACAAGCTTAATGATGATACTAAAAACATAGTTTTTGCTATCGGCCCAGCTGGCACGGGTAAAACTCTCTTGGCTGTTCAGATGGGTGTGAGACAATATCAAGAAGGCAAGGTTGATAAGATTATTATTACTAGACCCGCCGTTTCAGTGGACGAGGATCTAGGGTTTTTGCCAGGAGATCTTAATGAAAAAATGGCACCTTGGACTCGACCAATTTTTGATGTATTAGGAGAATATTATAGTCAAAAAGATATAGAAAATATGCTTTATGAAAAAGTTGTAGAAATTAGCCCGCTGGCTTATATGCGTGGCCGCACATTTAAAAACGCATACATTATTGCAGATGAAATGCAAAATGCTACTCAAAATCAAATGAAGATGTTGCTTACCAGATTAGGGGAATCTAGTAAAATGGTAGTCACAGGTGACCTAGCTCAAGCAGACAGACTTAAAGATAATGGGTTAATTAACTTTATTGAAAGGATCGAAAAGCACAAAAAATTACAATACATTGATGTTGTAAGGTTCGAAAGTCAAGATATAGAAAGGCACGATGCTGTCAAGGAAGTGTTAGAGATATACGGAGATTAAACATAGGGGAGTTTTTACTCCCCTATTTTTTTAACTGGGATTCCGGATCGTAGTAAGAAATCAATTCCTGAGCTATCGCGATAGTCTTGGCCGTAATAAACGCGACTAATACCAGACTGATATATGAGTTTGGAGCATTCAAGACAAGGGCTGTGTGTGATAAAAATATCAGCCCCGGCACCACTATTGTGATTACGAGCAAGTTTTGCAATAGCATTGCTTTCTGCATGTAATACCTCCGATTTAGTTTTTAAATTATAAGGCGTGTCGTCTTCGTCTTTATATTGCCATTCATTGTTATCAATACTCCATTCATTGGCATATACTTTATCTTCGCAGTTATTATCCCAACCAGCCGGCATACCGTTGTATCCATAGCTAATAACAGTGTCGTCTTTTACAATAACTGCTCCAACTTGCAATCTTTTTGCATGACTAAGGTCACTTAATCTTTTCGCCCAGTCCATATATAAATCTATAAATTTTTGTTTCACGGTACAGGATTCCCTTCATCGTCTACTTCCAACCAAGTATAATCTCCTAACCACTTTACTCTGGCAATATACTCATATTTTTCAGGAGAACCAGTAGTCCAATCACTTGGACCCATGGGTGTTAATCTTGTTTTATTATCTTTATTATCAAATACTAGCCAATAAATTTGATTATGGTACACTTGAAATTGATATTCTGCGGCATGTACTGCATCGGTAATTTCTATTCTACGTTTAATTTGATCTGCCTGTCGTTGCATTACTCTAACAACTTCCATAATGCGTTCATATTCTTGTTGAGCATGAAGCCTAGCAACATTGAGCATTATGTCTTTTTGTTTTGTAACCGGTACTAAGTCGAACTTAGGTGCTCCTATTTCCATAGGATAGGTAAGACTGTTACGTCTTTCTGGATCCTTGGGATCTAGTTCCATTTAGATATGACTTAGTCTAACTAATGTAGCTGCTAGATTAATTTCTGGATCACTTACTAGTGCATGATCTGCCGATCCTTGTTTGATAATCAAAATAGCTTTTTCTTGTTGCTCGTCGTTACCGAACACACTTACATTATCATACAACCATCTAAAAATATCTGGAACATCTTCTGGTCTAATTTGACCACAAACTAATTTACGTGCTTCTGATACTTTTCCCTGTTTGAATAGATCTACCATTTTAAATCTATAGTCGCCTTCGCCGGTGTCTGCTTTTGCAGGACTATATAGTTTTCCGGTCACACTATTTTGTTGAATAGATTGTATACACTTACGCAGATCCGGATATGTTGCTTTTACGAACGTGTCCAGCGTGTCCAAGTCGAAATCAACTTCTTCGCTAACAAGTATTGTAGCAACACGAGCGGTAAACTCAGTAATATCCGTTCGCTCAAAGTGAAATCCTTGACATCGTGAATGTAAAGCAGGGATAACGCGATTAGGGTAGTTACAGGTGAGGATAAAACGAGAAGTCGTATGATACTCTTCCATAACTCCGCGGAGAGCAGCTTGTGCATTAGGACTAAGATAATCTGCTTCATCTAATAATACCACCTTAAAATTTCCAAAAGGAATCATTTGTACAAAATTTACAATTTTGTCTCTTACATCATCGACACTATTTGTACGACTAGCATTGATTTCTAAAATGTCTAAATCATTTATTTCAAGCTCATTAAGCAATATTTTGGCTAGAGTTGTCTTGCCTATACCTGCATTACCGCTAAGAAGTAAGTGAGGAATAGTGCCCTCTTTAATCCAAGATTCTACTTGTTCTTTTTGACGGGCATCTCTAAACACATATCCATCGACTGTTTTAGGGCGATATTTTTCTACCCATAATTCTTTCATTTAACAACCTCTTTAGTCAATTCATGTAAACGATCAGCACAATCTCGTATATCTTCACTTAACAGGCCTTTACCCATTTTTGTTTCAATCATACGAGCTATTTGATGCAGCATCATAATTGCATCGGAATATTCAGGGTCAGTCATTTTATACCTTTAGTATTGGTGGGCCGGGTGAGACTCGAACTCACTGTCACCCGATTATGAGTCGGACGCTTATACCAGTTAAGCTTCCGGCCCAACATGAGTACATTTTATATTAAAATTAGTGTTGAGTCAAGTTTATTGATTAACAAAAGGAACAAGATTGGGCGGTTGCCAACCTTCGGGTTTAAGTACTTTGCCATCTTCACGCTTACGAACCTTTCCGGTTTCTGCATCAATTTTGGCAAAATTTGTACGCATTACTTCATTCCATGCACCCTCTGCATCGAAACCACCACTGTGTATTGCTCCAATTGTAACAACTAGTATATCGATAAGTGCATCTAATTGTTCAACTCGATCATTATTTGCCAGTGCTGTTTTGAACTCGTCGTTAAATTCTTCATCAATTAAATCACAATATAGTTTATACTGTGATTGATTATAATCTTCGACTGTTTGTTCACACGCTTGCATGAATGTTTTTTGATCTTTAAATGGGTTGGTCATGATGGAACGTAAACGCCTTCTGGTTTTTCATCTGATACTATGAGTATGTCTTTATTATCTACTCTTCTGATAGTAATTTCTTCTTCACCGTCTTGAACTCTGATCCCTCTAGTCCAACGACCGTGAGCTACACAAATCCATTCACCTACAGAAACATCTTTTTGTTCAGGGCCAACTGCCCAAACTCTGCCCCAACGTGCTTTAATACCTTCGACTTTTCCATTTAAATTTTGAATGATAATTCCTGCCGCAGTTTTTTCTTCACCGAATTCCATATCTGCAACAAGAACATTATCTCTAATAGGTAATATTCTGCCTTTGATTACCTGCATAATTTCTCCTTATTTCTTTTGCGTAACAACTTCTGAACCGTCAGTATGATACTCGTTCATTTTTTCTTCACGTTTACGTACAATTTTACCGCCTGGACCTAGTTCATCTCCACGTGCATTCATACGCACGTTGCCTACAGCTAGGGTCATTTCATTTTTCATACGTAGTTTATCTAAATCAAGTTCTTTACCCTGCATAGTTCTATATGTTTTACGTGGTGTTTCTTTCATTCCCATGATACTCTCCTAAAGGTATATTACTTATCTTAAAAACTCTTTGTAGTCTAAATTATATTTGACACTGTCTATTTTATGTACTCCAATCAAATATAACACATAACTGGCTACACTTGACCCTCGTCCTACTCCCCAAACAATGTTTTTTTCCCTACAAATATCTACGAAATATTTTAACCATCGTAGTAAATCTAGCATATTTCTTTCTCGAAATTCTACAAGTTCGTCTATTAATCGCTGATAATTTTCTTTCGGGCACTGATCGACCAAAAACCCTTCTACGTCCATATTTTTGTAATCATCTGGCATGAACCATTGTTTTTGATTTGCTAAATCAAAATCATTTATAGTTTGATCATAATTTAGATTTTCAGTGGTGGTTAAACTATTGTTTAATAAACTATTAAATTGTTTTATATCTACGGTATTTTCGACTATTAGATCTGTTAGCGTTTCTAGATCATTTTCATAAATCAAATTGAAAATATCTTGCTGATCAAAAATTGATTGTCCGTACTTGTCTAATCTCATGTAACAATGTTAACTTACATTAATGAGCTTGTCAAGTCCTTTGTCTCTATTGTCGTTTTGTTGTTGCCAAAGTTTGGCTCTTCTTGTGCGAAGTTCTTCTTGATACATATCTAAAATCAAAGTAATTTGATGTTTGACTTGTGGATTTCTAGATTGCCAATATTTTTTACTTAAATCCAGAATTTTGTTTTCTAATTCTGAATCTTTAAGCTCGTTTAAATTTTCTATTAATGGATGCATTATTGTGCAAATACACCTAAGTAATGAATATAAATTGTGCTGCCTGCATCATAACTGCTTACTTCGAAATGATAACTAGAATTTGGATCGCTAGTAATAGTCACAGTTCTTGATCCGCTGACTAATGGAACATTGGAAGAATATCTCATAGCACCCCCCGCGAATCTCACATTTTTTTGTACACCCGATGAATTTAAAATTAATTTAATTGTTCTATATTTTGGAGCATCTGGCCAATTATCGAATGTAATGATCATTAGATTAGTATTAGTTGCTGTTCCGTAATACATGTCGGCTTCGTTTACTTGAATAGTAAAATCATTACTTTGACTAGATAGATTTTGCACAGAAATTGTATTGTTTACAAATACTGCATTTGATATTTCGACACCATTAAAATCATTGTCTGTGTCGGTTTTAGCTGTAGTGTTTTGTAAATCAGTAATTTCTGAATTAGCCGTGTTTAAGCCATTTTTAATTATACTAAAATTATCTCTAAATCCTTGGCTGTTATTATCTTGCCCTGCAACTGGGTAAGCTTCGTCAATTGTATCAAAAACTATTTGGCTAGTCATGTTATGGTTGTCCTGTCATTTTTAAAAGCTATGTATTTATCTTCATTATATCCGGTGACCGAATCAATTATATATCTGTCTATTTGATATTCTAGCTGGTTGAAATCAAATCCGCTATTTTTGATATTAAGTAAAATGTCGTCTGCTCGCCCAGGTTTACAATAACACAAAGGCACTGCTTTTACATATCCGAGTTCTTGAACTTGTCCTTCTTGAATTGTACGCATCCACAAAGGCATAAAATTTCGTTCTTTAAGTCCGATGCTTTCTATACGTTTCCTCCATATTGATATACTGGCTGGAAACACAAATCCAGTTTCAGAATCTCCTGCAAACATATCATTTCTATCTGTTGTGGCTAAAAAAGGAGAAGGTCGTTGCCAATATGGATTAAGTTGGTTAAAAGGTCCTTCGTAAAATTGGTTAGTTTGATCCACTGTTATGGACAGAGGAGATTTACTTACTCGTATAGGAGAGGATAAAAATTTGTCTCCTATTTCTAATGGATCTAACATTTCTATATAAATTACTTCATATATTGTAGTTGTAGTTCCAGGCTCCCTTGCTCGAGCTTTTTTCACTCCACCAAATTTAAATCTCTTTGGTTTATGGTTTCTTCCTATAGCACTAACTACTTGTGTAGCTGATTTGGTTTCTATACCTGCATACACTAACATTTTTAATTCTTTTTGTATACCAAAATTTATATCTGTTGGTCTATAAATTGATGAGATATTAAAAACATCAGGATCGGTAATAAATGTTTTAAACAATTCTCTTTGATTTGTTTTTAAGAATGGTTTTACTACTAACGAACTATAAAGTCTGTCATTAGGTGTATCAACATTAATTGTAAACGTTTTTCTCACCGCACTATATTTTAAAACATCTTTGGTTTCGACTGTAAAAGTATAAGATCTGTCTATTGTAGTATCACCTTCATCTAGTGAAAACGTGCGATTGTCAAAAGTGATGAGTCCTAACTCAGGAGCATTATAAAATTGATTTACTTTTCCTACTATCTCTCCATCTAAATTTAAGCTCAGTCCTGGAGGCAAAATTCCATCTATAACATAATATAATAACTGAGCGTTAGGTAAAGTTGTTTCTGCTTCTATTTTTAATGTACTTACGTAGTTTGCACCTATACTTCCTAAATTGCTATCAGAAATAAAATTAATAGTGCTATCTATTTCTCCTAAAATGTTCGCAGTAAACGTTCTTTTACTTGATACTGATTCATTTGTAGAAGTAGTTCTTATAGCCTTTATTGTAAAGTTATATTGTTTATATACCGCAGTTTGATAAGGTAATACTCCAAATACTTCTGCTGTACCAGGATCAAATTGCATACCAGGAGGAAGAACACTGGCAGTGCCTAAATATAAAATTGTATCATTAAATACTGTTTTTTGTAAAGCAGGACTAACAGTTAATAGATAATCTGTTGGACTTATAGTTACTACTTGTGTAATATTATGAACAGTAGGTGGAGCTCCTTCGACATATTCTCTGAATTGTATTTTGTGATTTACTTGTGGAGCACCGCTAGCAAGTTTTATTCTCAATTTATTAAACCCTGCTCTATTTTCTACATTACTATTTGTAAATGCTGTACAAACTATATCTGGATTTACAGACTCTAGTTCGTAGATAATAGGGCCTTGATCGGCTATTCCTTCGTAAACATCTAATTTAAAAGTTTTGTAATTGTTAGCTCTAAAGTAACCTAGGTCGTTCGGAGTAGTCCATATTGGTGCTTTGGCAAAAGTAGCATCCGCTGTAAAAGTATTATTTCCTATTCTAAGTGCAGTGTTGTCTGAACGGAAGTAATCGTCGCCAACTACATAGATTCTGAATTTTCTACTAGTAGAATTATCCCCGTCTGTGACTATAACATTGAATTCGAAATTACGATTTAACTTACGAGGAGCATTTGCTGCTGTACCAAAATCAAAAATTACCGAATCAAAAATATAAGAATCATATCCGTTGTTGGGTCTTATACCATAGTCAAACGCAACCTTATCATAAAACCCTACATCATAATTTCCGTTACCATCTACCAGTGGAGGTGCTAGTAATGGTTGTACCCACCCTACAATTCTTCCAGATTCAGTTAAAATTAGTCCTGGAGGAAGTTCGCCACCACCGCTTGGGATAAAATATTTTAATGTTTGTCCTGCGGCAGTATCACTATCTACAACTTGTAGTTGAAAATCAACATAAGTGTTATCTAAAATAAAATATGCATCATTTACACCAATTGGTAGTGAACCAGATGCAGTTCTCCATTCAGGAGTATCGTCTCCGTCGACAGTCATTATAAATGTCCTGTCAGCTATTTCGTTATTATAACTAGCTCGTATGACGAATTTAAATTCAGTAGGTCTAGGAACTTCGAACGGTGTTCCTATGATTTTGCCATCTGTTAAGTGTAACCCTGGAGGAAGAGATCCACTTATAACTTTAAAATCTACATTTACACTATCATCAAAATTATTAGAATAGGACACTGGTAGAGAAAGATTTAATTTAGATCTTTCATCGATAATTCCAAAATTGTAACCAGACTTTACGGTCCATATGCTTAACATTTTAAATCCTAATTCTTATATCACCGCTTATTTGAACTCCGCGTATTCTCAAAGAAGGTGGTACAGGAGTTGTAGAATAAGGCCAGTATAAAAAACTTTGTGTACCATTAGTAATACTTCTATTATTAGTATAGTCGTCGTCTAATCCTGTTGAATATATTCTATCATTACCTGCTACGATTTGTTCAGAAGTTAAAAAATTCTTCACTAAACTTGGTGTGACACTAGGATATATTCCGAGATATAGAGCCGCCACACCAGCTACTTGGGGACTGGCCATACTTGTACCTGAAATATTCATTTGCTTAAAAGCAGGATTAAGATGATAATCAGATGCTCCATAATCGTTAGTGTTACTAGATGCACTCATGATATTCGACCCAGGTGCCATAATTGATACCCCAGGACCATGAGAACTAAATGTAGATTTTTGATCAAGATTAGCACTGTATACTGTGCTGTCTATACTACCAACGATTATAGCACTTGTGCTATATGGACTAGATCCTCTATGATAATATGTATTTCCTACACCTATTTTGTTATAATAGTTGTCGTAATCTAGCCCTCCTGGTAAATCGATTTTATCAAAGGAATTACCTGCTGATATGCATACTATGACACCTGCAGAAATTAATTCGTCTAAATCTGCATCTACACTACCAACTCTTACATTATGACGAAATACTCCTGATATATTCACACCAATCATACCATAGCTTGTTTCTCTTAAATTGCCTGCCCATGGAGTTCCTCTATAATTACCTCCGTCGATATTAGAATAGGAAGTGCCATACCCCCAGCTCATATTAACTACAGTCGGTCGTTTGTAACCAGTTGTAGGATCAATAGGTTTGTTTATATGCCATAGTTTGATAACGTCAAAACAATCAGTGACACTGATTCCAGTCCCGGAATCTCCGCTACCCTCCAATCCTGATACTTTAACGGAAAAAATTCTAGAATTTTTAGCCCAACCATAGTTTTTACCAGCTGCAATACCTGCACAATGTGTACCGTGTCCATCGAAATCTCTATAATGATTAGCACTTTGAGTGCCGGGCAGTCCACTAGCAGTATACCAGTTTATTTGTTGAACTCTGCTGTTACCTAAAGCATCTGTAAATTCTGGGTGATCTACTTGTAAGCCACTGTCTTGAATTACAATATCTACTCCAGTGCCATCGTATAGATAATTGTATCCTCCGCTGACAGTAGTTGATGTTCCATAAGGATTGTTATAATCTATACAGCGTCTTAACCCCCAATTTATAAATGAACCAGAACCACTGGTAGTTTTGGTAAAGTCTCCAACTTGTGTAATATTTTTAACTATCTCTATGTCGTCGCGTTGTTGCGGAGGTATTTCAACAGAATAAATTCTAGAATCGGATCTTAAAATTTCTGCCTCTTCATTTGTGAGTGCATAATGACAACTTCTTAAACTGCCTGGTCGTTCGTTAACTATATCTACTCTTCTATTAGGTACGAAACCATCTGTAGAAGAAACATTTTCCATTTCGTTCCAAAATTGGTCATAGTTAACATCTTTATTTAAAACAACAATATATTCTCTTTCCATGTTTAGCCTTAATATAGAGCATTGAACGCTGATCCGTCATAATAAACTGGATAGGGAACACTACCGGATTTTGAATCAGGGTCCCAACCGACGCCGTCGGCTACATACATTCCTATGACAGGAGAGACTGGAGCAGATGAAAGTATTGGTAATTTTAAACCGCCATCGGCGTCTAACTCCCATTGCTGAGAACCTACAGTAACTAACAATTGTGTTGTAGCAGAAATTTCTGGAGTACTAGTACTTGTACTAACAAATTCATTCGCATAAACTTTATTAGTTATTGTTAAATCATTTTCTACAGTGACATCACTAGCAAAAACTGCCGATGGTGTAAATTGTAATGAACTACTATCTAAAGTATCTATAATGCCTTGATTAATACTTACATTGTCAAGATAGATTGCTCCGGTTCCGCTTGTTCTAAATTCTAAATTTGCATTTGATGCTATTGTTTCAATTACATTGTCTCTAATTCTTAGTGTTGTATTTGTAATATCTGTAGCAAAAAACAATGTACCTAGAACGTCTAATCTTTTATCAGGATTAATAACTAAAGCTGTTTGAATATTTCCAAAAAAATCTACTAGTTGAATACCTAGTGCGGCTTTAATATTACCGTCACCAGGAGAAGGAGACACCGCAGTAATCATGCCTATTTGGCCTGCGAACGCATAATCCGTACCATCGTATCCAAACCAACTTAAAGCACCTAATCCGTCTAGAGGTTGTACTGCCTGAGGACTAGCCAACGTTCCCCTGGCTCTAAAAAATGCAGTAGTGTCGACGTTTGCATCATTATGTACATTAAAAAATCTATTATTGAATGGAGCAGCGGCATTGTAACCATTTACGTCAACTGTCTCTAATCGTCCTGATCTTTCTACAGCAGATATTGTTCCTCCGATTGATACAACACCATTGTTAGTAAAAATAGCAAAATTAGAACTAGAAGAATCAATCGAAGGAATGTTCATGATTCCTGTTGACAAGACTCCAGTTCCGCTGTTATAACTTAAATTAGAAGCAGAGTCGATAGTTGTAGAACCTGTATAGTATGCTAATTGAGTAGCTGTACCAGCATTAATTGTACCAGATCCACCGCCTCCACCTGAGCTGTTTATTTGAATTGTATTTGCATCTAAAGCGGATACAGTAGTACCACCTGCTCCTACAAAAGTTATATCATCAATTGTAAGAAATGATTGTAGTCTTAGTTTTGCTCCGCCGCCAGTAGGCACTGCTTCAACATTATAAGTAAGGGAGTTAATAGTAATATTGCCTTCAGAGTCTGACGTTACAGTTGCTCCACCTGTACCGCTAAACTTTATTGTCTCACCTAAATTAACTGTTCTTACAGTACTATCGTCGCCTGCTATTTGAAGTCCAGGAACTGATCCAATAATTCTACCATTAATATTATTATAGGTAAATGTAATATTTGTATGCTGATTGTGTACAAATTGGGCAGCAGTTGTTTCAGTAACTAAGTCACCACCACCAACAGCGTTACCGCCTGGAGTCGATCCATCCCCTATGTATAACTTTTTATCGTCAGTAGAATACAGTAGTTCCCCTTGGGCAGGAATAAATGTAGTTCTATCAGCCTCTAACCCTCTTCTAATTTGTAATGCCATTCTTTTCTCCTACCCCTTAAAATACACCTAAATCTAAACTAAATCCTGCCGGAGTAATAAATGATCCAAAATCTAAATCTCCGCCGCCTCCGGTTTGCGATATCCAACTTAAATTACCTAATCCGTCTGTGCTTAGTACTTGGCCATTAGCACCGCCTGATATTTTGACATTATTGACAGATCCTAGAGTAACAAGTCCATTGTTTCCAACAGTTAAATTTCCATTAAAGTTTATATTACCGTTACCAATTATACTATTATTGTTTAGATTTAAGTCTTCGAATAAAAATCCACCACCGGTGTTAATAGTTATAGTATTAGCATTGTACGAAATAGTAGTATTAGACCCAGCTACTAAACTTCTAAAATTTAAAGTCTCTCCTGTTTTACTAGCGTATACTGGAGCACCTGCTCCTAAATTGGCAGCATTGTTTACTGTAGTTTGACTTAATTGCGAAAAATTATAGTTTACTTTTTCAAATGCCGTACGGAGATCGTCTCCTGTACCGTCATTAGCATAATTTCCTAAATCAATAGTTTGTATGGGCATATTTTATCTCTCTAGTATATTTACTAATTTAAACATATCGTTATCCTATAGTTAAACCCTAGTATAACCGTAGTAGACAGTTTGACTTGCACCGCTGGTGTTACTAATACCAAAGTCAAATCTGTTGCTGGTTGTACCCACATAGGTAGCGTCTGTGCTGATTGTACCTGCTGTGCCCTTGATCTGATCGGGTATTGATGTTAGTGAAATTGGTGTTCCGCCACCTGTGTAGTTCCAAGCATACTGATATCCTATTGCTGGCACATTATTATTTGATACTGATGCTGTGGCATTCCAAGTTATGATACCATTGGGAATATTTCCCTTGACCCACATTACATAAGTGCCGTCCATTGGAACTGTAAAACTGTAGGTGTTAGTACCTGTTGTTACAGTCCAAGAACCTTCGCTGTCTGCTCCAGTAATAGTGATATTGCCTTCTGCATCACTGGCAGTATTGATTTTACCTGCACCTATGAACTTGATTGATTCGTTGTTGCTGATTAATCGTTGTGTGGAATCATCAGCAGCCACACTAAAAGAGAATGTGTCAGAATAGGTAATTTCACCAGTGGATGAGTTATAATACATTGCATTTGCTGTTTCACCCTGTCTCACTGGTTTTACCGTGAATGTGTTGGCAGTGGTTTGTTCCAGGGGATCGCCAGTGGCATTTAGAATAATTGAGTTGGCGGCTTGATAATAGTAGCCAGCTTTCTTACCAATGGCCACAGCATTAGCACCTTGATACGATTCGCCAGCACTCTCGCCAATGGCCACTGCGCCAGCACCTTGTGTGTAATAACCAGCGTCAGTACCAATGGCTATAGCCGTCGCACCTTGTGAATTATTTGCACCAGCACCTTGTCCAAATGCTATAGCACTGTTGGCAAGGTTTCTCAATACCGCACCGTTGGGCAATGTCAAATTACCATCTATGCCAAATGTCCAAGTGTTTCGACCCGCAATAACAATGGTGAATGTGGCATTAGATGTGCCACTTGTGACTGTAATAAGATCGCCGTTGTTGTATCCAGTGCCGGCAGTGGCTATCTCAATAGTGCTGGCATATCCACCAACCTCAGAAACATTCACAGTCAGTCCAGAGCCCGAGCCTCCGGTGGTGGCCAAGGAGAGATTAGGATTGGCTTCCCAACTGCCACTGGTGCTGTTGATCACAGCAACATCAGTTGGCACACCGTTGGGAACCTTTATGCCCAACGTCCGAATGGTATCTAATTCGCCGTCGGTTTCAAATGTCCAAGCCGCCTGAGCAGACAAATTTGCAGTAGCGGATCGTAGTTCTATGTTGCCGCCATCAACCAACTTGACATAGTGAAAGTCATTGCCCAAGTACAGTTCAGTAGAACCGCCACCTGCTGTCAAGTGTACATGATCACCTTCAGCATTTCCAGTTGGGTAAATTAGCAATGCTTGATTAGCGTTGGCACCACCCGCGGGCGTGAGTTTAATAGCACCACTGATGCCACCACCCTCTGAAATAATCCCGCCTGCAGGTAATGTCAACGCACCAGTATTACCAAAGGTCCAGTCATAGCCGCTGTTGCTGATCTTGCCTGTTGACGGCAATGTTAGATTACCATCTTCCCCAAAACTCCATCTATGCAGAGTTGAGTCTGACAGGTTGATGTCAATGTTGATGTTGCCTTCGCTCTTGATATTACCAGGAATCTCTAGATCACCGTCTGTGCCAAAGGTCCATCCGCGAGCAGTCTCACCACTGTAGGTATATATTTGAACATCTTTGTCAGCAGCACCGTCTATGATAAATGCATCTGTTCCGTCAGCGGTGGCAATTGTGGTGCCTTGGGGGAATGTTAATGCACCACTGTTGTTAAACTCCCAGTAATTGGGTCCAGGGCCGCCATTGTCACCTGTTGCTATTCTAACACTTCCCAAATTTCCAGAATTTACATATACAGCCGCTAGGTTGCTGGTGTAAGCGTTTTCTAGATCTTCTATCCACACTATTTGAACTGCGCCATTTGTTCCTTGTGCTAAAACACCAAATGCTTCGTCCTCGTTGGCTATAATAGCATCTGAATCCAGTGATGGGCCAATACGGGTACGACCACCAGGCAATGTTAATGCACCATCTGCACCGAACTGCCAATTGAATGTGCTGCTGTCCGGAGTGTCTATGGTGATGTCGATGTTGGTAGCGGATTTAATTCTACTGTTATCGGGCAGGATCAAGGTGCGGTCTGTGTTAAATGTCCAAGTTTGAGAAGGATCTTCAGCATTATCAACTAATACTAGGTTGATTTCTTTGGTGTTGCCTTGGTTCCATACAGTGATATAAGAACCAAGGTTGGCTGTTTGAAGTTGCACTGCTCCATTGCCTTCGATGGCCAGTTGGTTTTCTGAAACAATGGCCTGTGCATTGACTTTGAAAGCGCCAGTTGATTCTACGGCAACTGAATAAGCACCGTTGACCAGACTGGAAGGTATAGTTCCTGTGATAGTAATATTGCCTTCTGCATCACTGGCTGTGGTGACTCCGCCTGCACCTACAAACTTGATGACTTCATCTGCAGATATTAATCTCTGTGTTGAATCATCTGCAGCCACTGAAAACTGATATGTGCCGCCCAGGTTGGGTTTGTTGGTTAGATCATTATAACTGCCACTGAATAGAGTTGGCTTGTCTGTTAAATCATTATAACTGATAACTCCGCTACCTCCTAACAATCCGTCAGTGTCAGTTAAGTCTGATACATCTGTGGGAGCATTAGGAATGTCTGCGTAGGTTATGTTTTGACTAATAGGAACATTATTAACTCTTAGTTCGTTAGTTCCTGGTTCTAGGCTTAAAGGAACACCACCTAAGAAAACTGTGCTGTTGCTGACATACAAACTTTTCCAGGGTCGCTGGAGTGTTCCTAATGTATGCTCATTAGCGATATTAGGCACAATGTCACCGTGCATAGTCAATTCGCTGTTAATGACTACTGCCTGGTCGATAACAATATTACTACTATCAGTAGTACTAATTATATTATTACTGAATTCAAAACTACCTAAATTTAAATTATTATCATTTAAACCTAATGCAGTATAAAGTTCGGTAAAATTTTGATTTACCTTGTCAAATGCTGTACGTAACGGATCTCCGTTACCTTTGTCAGCTGTACCTATATTAACAATTTGTTTAGCCATTATACACGCCCCACAGCAACTTCGATAACACCAGCCTCTAGTGTATCTTTATTTTGTAATGCTTTGCCTATAATCGTACCTACTTGGGGATTTATTGCCTTGGCAGCGTGTCCAGCTATGCCTGCTGTGGTTAGTAAATCTCCTTTCTTAACTTTACCAACTACTTTACAAGGTACACGACCCTGAAGTGCTATAAGTGCTCTTGTGCCTTCTAGTTGACCATTCATAGTAAACGCAGGGTTTTCACTAACAACTCCAGCTACGCGACTGTCTCCAAATGAAGTAGTAGTAGTTACTTCGGCATCGCCTCCAAATACTAATACAGTTCCTGATTCATATTCTTGGTCTGCACTATAATATTCTGCCAAGTCAGCTGCAAACGTGGCATGTAATGTTGATCCTGTGCCTAATGTCCACTGCCCTAGTACTGTAACTGCTGTAGAACTAGAATCTGAACCTACCGCACTAATTATATTAATACCACCGGGTGTTTTTAATCTAACAGTTGTACCACTATAATCTAAAACTGTAGCACCATTTAACTGGATACCCTCGACATCTATTAAACTACTTGCAGTAGTCCTTACTAATGCATTAGCAGCACCATCAGTTGTAATTAAGGTAGCACTAAATCCTGATGTACCTTCTGTTGCTGCTTTTGTAAATGTATAAGCATAACTCAATCCATTACTTGTAGATCCATTAAATTGATTCCATGTTCCTTTATTAACAATGGATTGCGGAGTAAGTTCTCTTGGATATGTAGCACTACCTGTAAAGTTACCTAATACACTTCCGTTGCCTATATCGGCTATTTCTGTTGCTGCAACACCGCCTGCTTTTATTCCAATAAATCCATCAGAACTAACTTCAAAGTTAGCACTGTCAAATATACCAACACCTCTTTGTAATGATACTGTACCGCCAGTCGGGCTACCACTAGTCTCGCTACAAGTAATTACAGTTTGTGTAAATGAACTTGTAACCACGACCCAATCACCATTGTAAGCACTTGGAGTTACACCTCTTACTGCAACTTTTTGTCCTACACTAAAAGGTATACCTCCAGGATTAGAATAAGTTAATCTTACTTGTCCTGAATTAGGAGTTCCGACTTCTATGTTAGAAATTGGAATACTAATTGCACTAACTGTCGTGCCTACTGGTGCAGAAGATAAATCTAATTTTTGTTGTTCAATAGCAGCGTTATCTGCTACAGTTAAATTATTGATAGCATCTGGAGTAATAGTAGCTGTGATATTATTTGCACTACTATCAAAACTGAATTCTAGGTCTCCGACTACATGAGCATTTTGAAAAACATTACCTGAGCTATCTTCTGTTCCGACATATACAAATAAATCAGCTGCTTTTGGATCGTTAATTTCAACGTCTAATAATTTGTATAAACTATCAACTGTTGCAATTTGCTCGGCTACATATAATTTAGTTGTAGCATCGTCGTCAACTAGCGGTGCTCCAAGATTAGTTATTCTATTGCCTCCTAGAATCATATCTGCTGTGGCACCTAAAGTACCATTTCTAGGCATGAATCCTGGGCCAATTAATGAAGGTGAAGGAGAACCAGTTTGAGTTAATCCAAGTCGTTTATTCATATAACTTACTACAGCACTTTCTGTTGGTACAGTGTCCGTAGCAGCATCAATCATGGTATCGTCTGTACTGAACTCGTTTACAGTTACACCACGTTTAAAACCAATACCTGTCAAGTTACTTAGAGCAATACCAGCATTGAAAGTAACATCACCTGTGCCCTGGTCAACAGTAAAGAATCTACCTACTCTAAAGATACCATCTTGGTCAGTACTTACCCAGAATACACGACCAGTAGTTTCTTCTACAACTTCTTTTTCTTGGTCAGGATTTACACTAGGCTCTCCAAATAACACAGATGGATAGTTAGTAGTGTTATATCCTCCTGTTCCGATTTCTAAGAAGTCGTGTCCAGTGGCTCGCATGGTACTAATACGTACAGTTAAGTCGGCTAACCTTCCAGGAGGCAGACCTGCTCTAATAGTAAAATTATCTGTTGTACTGAATGGTTCTTGTAAACCATTTACCACAGGAGTAGGATTAACGTTAATACTTGAGGGACTTATATCTGCAATAGTAATATAAGCCGGTGTTACACCAGACGAAGCTGTATAACTTACAATTCTATGTAGTTTTCCTTGATACACAAATTCTAGTAATCCAGAATTCAACGCAGTAACGTCTCTAGTACTATTAATGTCAAAAACTGCAATATTTCGATCGCCTGCTAATGAACCCATAGTAAAAGGACCACCCAGCACAGGGTCAGTTGTAGTAACTGATGCAGCTTTGACTTGAGGTAATGTATAAGTAAAACTGCTGTCAAACGTTGCAATAATATTTCCAGTTGCTAACGGTCCTAAAGCAGCAGGTGCTTGTACACCAATAGCAATAGTTCTATAAGTAACATTAGTTTGGTCTCTGAACACAACCGCACTACTTGGTCTTGTTACAACAATTTCATCTAAGTTACTAAATTGTAAATTTTGTAAAATCCTAATATCTAATACTTCATTATCTGACAGAGCTTCTCTTAGCCCATTAGTAGAAGTATTATTTGATCCAGAAGTACTTAAATTAACTTTAAGAACTTCGGAACCAGCTTGTGCTCGACCACCACTAGTATAATTAGAAAAAGCTATTGTGTTTGTATTAATTGCAGTAACCAGTTGTTGGTCATCGTATAAGGCAAATTCATTGGCCGCATATCCTGTTGCCTTTACATAATATCCATCACCGGTAGTATTATTAATTTGTGTCATGCCAGACACAGAATCTAATCTTACTAGCTGACCATCTGTAAAGAAGTGGGAAGCAGCACAGGTCACTACAGCAGGATTCGCTTTTGTTATATTAGTTATTACAGCAGACGGAATAGCTTTACCAGTACCAGGTGTAGAACCAGTAGCAACGAATGATGTTCCTACAGTATTAGTACCAGCACCTACTAAAGTGAAATCACTAGTTCCAACGAATTGAATGGTATATCTTCTACCATTAATAAGTTCTGTAGCCGGGCGACCAGCAGCCAAGTTTGTTTTTTCACAGTTCGATATTTCGTATCTAGTTGTACCTTCGACTGTATGATAAATTTCTAATTCACTAACATTAAAAATTGGATATTGATAATCATATACATGAAAACTTAAATCTTCTGCTGTATCTCCGATATCGTAAGGAGCAGTACCAGTTAAATATGCTCTAGCTGTCTGACTTAATCTATTAACTAAAGTAATTTCATCAGGTACTTCGGTAGGATCTCCTCCAGCAGCTCTTAAACCATATTCGCCATTTGCACTAGAACAGTTTAATGCTCTAATCTGACCGCCATTATTTGCAAAGAAAGCAGTCCAGTTATAGTATGTAAATGTCGAAACTTGTTCTGTTATACCGTTGTTAGTAGCTACAATACCATAGCCTAAATCATTAACCTGTGTAAAGTCGTTGGCTAACATACTTCTATTACCAGCTGTTTCTAAAATGACGTCTGGAGTTCTAGGATATACCCATGGAAGTCCTGTAGCAGGGTCATTTACTGGCCAACTTGTGTTTGGATTTAAAGTTGCAACTGCTACACCTGTCGCAGGATTATATGAACTAATTGCATCTAACTGATATCGATTATCACTTATATAAAAACTTGTAGGTGTTTGAGGAGTTTTCTTTTGAAGATCGCTGCCTTGTAATGTAATCAATGTTACTCCACTTACTGTAGTAACACTTTGTACGGCTGCACTTATTCTTCCTACAAATCCATCAATAAACTGACCTCCAGCAAATCTTTGTTTGCCAATACTTCCAGTTAAACTAGTACACGTTTGAGCATATGGAGATTTACTTATTATTTGACCTTCAGGATCTAGTACCATCATAAATCCGCCGTGACCTTGACAGGTAACATTTCTTACGATAACGCCGTCGTTACATAAGAAAATATCCATGTCTTTATTATTTCTAGGAGGATTAAAAGATGCATTATAGGCAAATGCTACACTACTAATTAAATTAGTAATGGTAGTTTTGATAGTACTAGATAATCCTGAGCCGAATGTGGTATTAATAAATGTTGCAATATAAGTGATACCAGCTTGGCAGCTTGCAGTTAAAGTTACATCAACAAATTTGCCTTGCATTTCTAAAATATTAGATCTGCCACCTAGTTCAAGATCTGCAACTAAGGCATCTATAATATAACCAATATCTCTTTTACTCTTAGCAGTTTCTGTAGGACTTAATGCAGGGCCTAGAGCACTAACATAAGCAGTGACATCATTTTTAATGTTTTCTTTATTAGCACTGATTAGATTAGCAGCAGAAGTATATCCTCCTATGTTTTGATAAGAAGATCCTATATTT